TTTTGGCTACACACCCAGGCATTTTGTGCTATAAGTATTTGCGGAAGACTTCCATCTTTTTAACCTAGGAGATATTAATGGAACAACAAGAACAAGCTCAAGCTCAAGAACAAGCACAACCAGTCGGCTTAACACTGCAAGACATGAAGATTCTTGCTGGTGCAATTGAGTTAGCAAGCCAGCGTGGTGGATACCGTGCAGGCGAAATGGAAATCATTGGTGCAACTTACAATAAGTTAGCCAGCTTTTTAAAGGCCAATGAACCAGCAACGGCGCCTGCTGAAGGTGCTGAAGTTACCGCAGACGCGGCGGCTGAGTAAATTTAAGGAGATACCACATGGCACAATTCATTAAACATGTTGGAGTCAACGGACAAGGGAAGAAATGCGTTGTGGTATTTCGCGAACTACCCGGCGACCCTGATTCAGCATTGATCATCCCGACTGAAACACTACCACAGTTATACCACGATGATCTTATCAAAGTAATTCAACATCCAAACTGCCAAGACTTAATGGACACAAGTGATTACTTGTTCCGTCAAGTATTTCATGATGGCACAAATATGCTTAACACATTACACCAAAAAGGTTGGATGGTTAAGGTCCCAACTAAGTCAGTAGCAATGACACCACGCCCAGGTGTTACTATTAACCTAGTTGATTTGAATCGTGAATTGAAACAAATTGTCAATGCACAAACTGCGGCTGGCACACGCTCAAGCGACATTGCAACTACAGCACCAGCTAATAACCCGCCAGGTGTTATCAGCGATGAAATGCTTGCAAGCAAGTATCGTGTTCAAGCCAACCAGTTTGAGTTAGAAGCAAGACGCCTACGTGAGGAGGCAGAGAAGCTCGACCCAAAAGGCGCGGCCGCGGTCGCCCCCGTAAGTCCGACTCAGTCATCAACAGCGACATCAACAGTAGTCAAGCGGGGCCGAGGACGTCCAGCAAAAGCACAAGCAGTTTAAAACCAAAATTGTTTGACCGTTTAAAATTATTTTGGAGTAGTAAATGAGCATCCGCAAAAAGGATCGTAGTTTTGAAGAAATGCTACGTGAGATACACGTTGAAGAAGTTCCAGTTGAGTACATTGACTGGATCAAAGTATATCTCAATGATGGCACCGAAGTAGTCTTTAAGAAGGAAGACTTGTCTGATATTAAAAGTAGCAACGAGCTTTTGGCAAGTAAGCAACTAGAACAATATCTAGACAGGATTGTAGATTTTGAAGTTATGATGGACAGCGATCTTATTAAGACTCGTGTCACGCGAGTAGTCGGCGCACTATTAGCTACACACTTTAACCAGTAAAGTGTTAAACTGATAGCGGCTTGTGAGTTTTAAATAAAATATCCCAGATTGGGAAAAATAGTCCGTAGTTGTAAGTGGTACTTCGATGATGAATCAAGTGCCACTTACCACTTGTAAGATATGGATAAAAGTCGAAGCTAGGATTGTGTTCAATTGTTTCTTGAATCAATGCGGCCCATAGATAGTAAAATACACTAACCCACCAGTAACCTGTAATCCAACTAAAGATTAATGTAGGTACAACTTCTGTAATCCACAGGTCAAGTGTACTCATCCACGTATCGTTGAATAAGAACAAATTATTCCAGTGCCACTTTGTTTGCTCGTGTGTATTGATATACTTGTGATGATCAGCATGCGCCTTAAACGCCACAGGGAAAAACTTTAAGCCAACACCGTGGATAATACGATGTATAACGTAAAGATACAATGTCCAACCTAAAAATACAAATATATGTTCCATACTAATACTTATGAATTTTCCCTGCACTAAGTTGCCAATAAATATTGGTATGGAATACTTCAAAGAAATAGATTTACCAAGTTGGCCAATGGTGCAAAAGTTTTGCCGTAGTAAATGGAATGGTGCATTTACTACTGCTACAGTGTTCTCAGGCGACGATCTAGCATACATTGGAAAGCTAGTTGAACACGATATCCTAGCGGTACTTGGCACTAAAGTTAAAATCAAAACAGCCATTATGTTTATTAATGAACCTAACTTTGTACAAGATCTACACGTTGATGGGTTTGACATTGACCGCATCAATGCCTCAAATACTGCCTTAAATCTTCCTATATTAAACTGCGAACACGGTCCAATGTATTGGTATGAAGGCGATTTCATCTTAACTAAGAGTCCGTTTAAAACGATCAAGTATCTCAAGATCAATTGGCAAAGCGAACCAAAAATAGCAGTTACTAAAATTATCAACAAGCCTACATTTGTTAAGATTAACGTTCCACACCACATTGAAAATCAAAGTAGCAATCCAAGATTGATGTTAAGCATTCGCTTTACCAAAGACATCCTATTGGAGAACATACCACCAATTTCTTAACTACATACATTAACGATAGGAGTTATTGATATGCATTGGTTAGCGTTAGCTTGCACAGCAGAAAACGAAGTATTAGCATGGGCAACAGACTTGTCTGTACTTGAATCAGCTTGCTTGGGAGAGTTCCAGGCAATTTGTAGAATTTATGGTGTAAGTGATTTACATGCTTCGCAACTACGGCAGGGCAATTTAGATTTCAAACTCAAGTTTGATGGCCCACGTAATACAGAATTTATTGCACATCGCAAAAGCATGGAATCTACAATCTTAAGTCACCAACTACAAGCTCGTGTAAATTTAGTAACAGAACTACAGCAACGACTAGCACATGGCTTTAAACGATTTGAACAACGGTTTGAATGGCAACATGAAGCATACGAAGAAAAGTATCGTCAAGCAAATGATGTGATTAATGGTTTAACAGAAGATGTTGGTATGGTTGAAGACTATGCTGAAGAAACTGGATTGACTATAAACGTTGCGGCTGGACTTATTGTCAACAAATACCACAATAGAAAGTTTTTGATCCGCAAGTTGGAACGCCTGCGTATTAGATTTCAAAACATGATACGTGCCGCAAAGAACAAAGAAGAATTTGCTGTTGTACGTGCGCGAATGGACGAAGATTCGTTTTTATCAATGATGATGTAACATGAAAAAATTATTATACTATATTCCCCACAGACTTTATCGCAGTCCGTTAGCAAAAGATATCAATCCTGTAACAAAAACATTTATTGAAATGTTTAACCCATGGATCAGTTTAAGTGATCGTACAGGCACTATTGATGTTCCTGGAGTTGAGATATACAACAATAGTCCGATCCCCGAACGCCCTGCTACTTCGCCATCTTTTAGTGGTGTAAGCTATAACAGGATTGATGATTGTATTGCCAAGTTGAAAGAACCGGGGAAAGAACGACTAGTTATTTTTCAAAGTGGCGGCATTGACTCTACGCTGATTGTATCATTGCTTATTAGTCATCCAGACTGGGCAGAACTACAAAAGGTAACGTGGCTTGCTATTAACGAAGATAGTCAGTTAGAGAATCCCGAGTTCTTCAATGAAGTAGTACTTCCTTACTTTGGCACACGGCTCTTAGCAAGCAATCAGTTCTATGATATTGTTAGTGACCCACGCAATGTATGTGTTACTGGTGAATGTGCCGATAACTTATTTGGTAGCTTAACTTTAAAAAGCTATATGGATAACACCAACAACTTTGATGCTATTCATGGTGATTGGGAAACCGAGTCTCTTCCTTGGTTGCTAGACAAGAAGGAACCATTCAGAGAAGAACGCGAGCAAATGCTACGAGATCTTGTTGGAGCAAGCCCAGTGCCTATTAACACCAATCACGATTTCTTATGGTGGTTGAATTATGCTATGAAGTGGCAAGCTGTCAAGTACCGCATGGCTATGCATGCACCAACGGCACAGCAAGCCGAATACATGGCCGGGAATGTTGTTAACTTCTTTGATAGCGAGCAATACCAACAGTGGGCATTGTACACAAGTGAAGCTAAGGTGGGCGGCAAATGGAATACGTACAAGTTGCCAGCAAAGCAACTTATCAATGACATTTGGCCCAATGAGAAATACCTAAAGTACAAAACAAAATGGCCGAGCTTGCCGACCATTACACGTTACAATAACGCTTGGGGATTTTTGTGGCAGAACGAAGATGGTTCGTTAACTGCCACAAAAGAGTTAGACGCTTAACATCGGATAGATAGCCGAGATAGCTTTGGCACACGCAAGGGCAACAAGTTGATGCTCTTTTTGTGTGCCATTTTCTTTACGCAATTCAATAAAGTGTACCCAGCTACGCAATGTACCATTCATGTACAAGCGGCTAACTGTGTTGCCTTCTGGTAATACTGAACGTGCTTGTTCTTTAGCAATGCCATTGCTAATTGCCCAGCCGTATGTTTCTTTAACAAGACGAATAATGTCTTGTTGTTTCTCGATCCAAATGTTGTTTAGCTCGCGTTGAGCAGGATCTGTTAAGTCCAACTCAACGGAGTTCTGTCGATTCTTTGTATCTTGAAAACGTGCTTCACGAATAACAAAGCCTAAATCTTCTGTTGGGTTTGCATAACGCTGAGAGAACTCTTGGAAAGCAAAACTACGATGACGCAGAATTTGTCGTGCAATATCACGTGTGGTAGTAATCTCTACACATGCACTTGCCATTTCAAGTGGGCTCCAGTGTGCATGTTTAACAAGATACTTGATTAGTTTTTCACTAGTTTCAGTGTTGTACTGGTTAGTAGGGTTTGATACGCGGGCACAGAAAGCAATAAGCTCTTGTGCATCCGCAATACCTTCATTTCTAAATTCCTCAGTTGGCTGAGAATATGATACGAGGCGAACTGTCATTATAATCCTTAAAGTTTATAAGCAAGTATAGCATCTTTACGGATTTTCCACAAGCGTTTAGTCTCCGAAAGCGGAGCGAAAGGGATTACAAGAAGCAAGCATGGATCAAATTCGTGCCAACGTCCGCTTACTGATGTGCCAAAGTCAAACGAGCTTGCTTGCTTGTGGTGGTTGTTGTGCCAACCTGAGCCCCAGTGAAAGTAGCCAATTGCCCATACGTTAGTACTTTGGTCTTTATTTTCAAAGTTTTGATAGCCAGCGGCTGGTACATGTCCAAATGTGTTAACAAGGCCGTCGGCATGCAAGCTCATAAGTGCGCCAACAACAAAGAACCAGATAGTAGCTTGCCAACCAAACAGGAAGAAGCTCAATAACAATGTACCGTAAATGATCTTGTTATAGTTTTCATGCACAAAAGTAACACGACGATCACGAAGCAAATCAACTGCATAGCGGAAGCTAACAGAGTTTTGTTCGATGCCAAACTGCCATCCCATATAACTAAACCACCAACCGTTGCCAACTGGGGTATGAATGTCTTTGCCTGGTTGATCGCTTACTCTATGATGGTGTCCGCGATGTAACGCCGCCCACCATAATGGACTACCTTCACCTACTAATGTTGCCGCCCATAATAAGAAAGGTTCGGCCCATTTATGTGGTGTCCATGACTTATGACTTAACCAACGATGTAGTGTCAAGTTGTTGCCAACACCGTCGAGTAATACCCAACCAAGTACAGCAAGTAGCAAGTAATGCCATGACCAGCCTGTTGCAACAGTATATGCAATTGTAGCGATTGCGGCAATATGGTACGGTAACCATATTGCAAGAATGTAAGGGATCTGGTGTGTCTTGCGATACAACTCAGCTTGTTTGTTTAACCAATTTTTCATGAAGTAGCTTTACTTAAAGGGATTGCCGTGCCTCCCTGGCTTGGCGGTAATGTGTTTTCTCTGCGTAGTATATATCTTCGCAGGTTCATATCGTGCGGATGTAGCGCATGCCCCATTAGTTCGTGGATAAAACTATAGTGGCTACGAGTGTTAGCTTCGATTGTACATTCAACAAAACTGTAGTAGTTTTCACGCACAGGTAACATAATCTTGCTATATGCGGCTTCACGATGGGCTGGATAGCTTACATAAAATTCATTCATACCAGCGGCTTCATGCACCTTGCAAAGTTCTGCAATAATTGTTCTAAACGTTGGAATAAACTTTACACCCATGCTAGGACTTAATAGCCAGCTCAAACTCCAACTTGGCATATGATTCCAACGCTTAACGCCAACTGCGGCTTGATATACCCCGTGCTCATCAACAAGTGCATAACACTGTCTGATGTTGTAGTTGTTAAACGTGCTAGGTAGCATGAACGCTGAAAAGAACTTTTTGCGCTTGCCTTCGTCATCGACGTCGTTTGATATTTTAAAATCTGGATATTTGTCGGGATCCGTATTTGCATAGATATGCTCTGCAAACTCTACCAAGCCTGGCAAATGATCAAGTGTCATTGGCATTAAGCTATATTGCATACTGTTTCTACTCCATTAATTAAATTTTGTCTTAGTTGGTCAATTGGCATGACATAACTACGTTCGTCAAAGTTTAAGTTTGACTTTTCATATACATTATATCTAACGTAGTCCCACAGGTGCATGTAGTTTTCAACGCCGTGCCATTTGGGACGCTTTCTAAAGTTATATCCCAGGTGCGAATAAATTTTCATCTTGCTACTGGTCCATCCCAATTTACCGTAGATACGATCATTTACCAAGTCATCAACTGTTGGCAACTGTAAGAATGCCAAAATAGATTCGGGACTGTAACTGTAAAAGTTGTTAAGTGCTGGAATGCCAGTTGCGTCAGCAAATCTGCGCCATACACCATCCTGATCTTCTTTCTTTAGGAACACCCAACGATTGTAGTGCTCTCCAGTTTCCCAATTGATACTTGGTAGCTTTTCTAATTCAATTTCGTCAATTGTAATCATTGGAGCATTGTAATCCATTGCTACTTTCATAAGAAGCTGTTGATAAAAGCTATACCCTTGAAAGCGAGCACCTATTTCAAATGCTTCTCCACTCATTACAAATTCTTCTGGATCTACATCAATGACTGTATACTTTAGCCCCATGTGATCTAACATTCGCATTGCTGGGCCAATATCATGTATATTCTTGCCGTCGGGGAATCTTATGGTAACAATTTTTGGAGTGATGCCTGCAGCCAAGAAGCTTTGCAGTGCCATCTCACTATCAAGGCCACCGCTTAAAAAGATAGTCAAATCTGGATATGATTTATGTAATCTACGAGCGTTTCTAATGAGTTCAGCTTTGAAGCTCATTGGCTTTCGTATGCACCCGCCAACACTCATTGATGTTGTTTCTAAATTTTCTGTGCGCCAGATTTTATTACGGTCATTGCCGTACCAATATTTTAAATGCAAATCTTCAGTGTTTACAATCATGCTATTCTAAATTCTCGATCAATGTTATTCATACCGTCAAGTACTACTTCGTTGCTGGCAATTGGTTTTACTACTGCCCATTGTGGTGTGTTGAATACGTTTAACTGTTGCTCAAACGGGATACAATCATTCCACCAGGTGCTCCAAACCGGGCCTAATGCCCCCGCCTGGCCTGTTGTACGTCTTTTAATTGTAGTATAAATCCACTTGTTGTAGTCGTTGAATGTTAAAATCATACCTACATGTCCACGTTCCTTGCACCACTGTAAGTTTGATGCTAACAGGTACTTTGTAATTTCGTTATGCACTCGATACTTTGGTAATAACCAGCAACGATTGCCGCCACTGCCAAATGCTCCCGAAAGTGAGCTTGTTTCAACTGCGCTAATGCCTACAATTTTACCATCGTCTAGTAACAGGTCAATTTGACCAGTTTTTTCTGTCCAGCGGGTTCTATTATTAACAATGTACCCAAGACCTGCAGGAAGATCATACCCCATATTAACCATTGCTGGTAATGGGTCGTTTGCAATCTCTACTAGGAAATCTTTATATAGTGACTCTATACTACTAAAGTGTTCGGCGCAGGTATGAATAACTTCTAATGTCATACCTGTATGTATGACTTAATCAGGGTCGGTGTTATCCAGGCAAGCAACAAAATGAATACGTGGCTTCATGCTACCGTTCATTGCCGAATGTTCTTCGCGGGTGTCCACCCACCAGATATGCCCGTCAGCTGGTATATGTCGCACTGCTGGTGGATTTGTAAAAATAAATCTTGCCTGTGGGTGTGTATCTATTGCGATATGAATACGCGGTGTCCTATCAGTGTGTATACTATAGCAAGTGCGAGGTTGAATAGTTAGCAGTCGCGCCCTATACACTTTGAATGGTAAATCTGCAAAAAACTGTTCCCACCAAGTTCCTGCTAAACTAGGGTGCAACTTATCCCAAATTGATTCGTCTATGCCAGGCATTGATCCAGTACCAACTGCCCAATCATCTGAGCCATCAGTTTGCAAAGAACGCTGGGTATGATAAACTCCGTTTGGATAGTCGTACATTAGCGTATATGCTTCAGCTTTTAACCTAACCAAATCTATACAAGTGTTACTATATCTTCTAAAACGTCTATCAATTGTCATGTGGTACCAATAGCCATATATCTAGTGCATTTATAGAGATTTAGTTCTCCGGACCAGATAATGTTATTTAACCCGCATGACGCAATAAACTCTTCTAATGTTTTGTGGCAATTTACATGGTCAGGAACATCAAACATGTCGTTGCCCTGAAGCACAATCACAGCCTGCTTTGGTAATGTTTTAACCCATTCACCGTGATCAGCAAAGTGCTCGACAATGGTATCAATTACAATTGGCTTGTTATACTTTGCAATGTTTAGTTTTCTCACATCTCTATTGCTAGTTCTAAATGTCGAACCTGTAACAGAGTTTAAATCAGATGATGCACCGTGAACGGACTCGTCAATGTCAATGTTAGTTACAGTGTCAAGGAACTTGCCTTTCATATCAGCCAAGAAACTTAACATGCCAACCCATCCACCTACTAGTAGTACATTAGAGGCTTCGTCGGTTGCATACTTGCGAGGTTTTGGTAATATTTTAAGCGCATCCATTTGTTCAATTAACCACAGTTTGCTTTTAATTTGGTTTCTGCTTAGTGCATCTTTCCAATTTAAATCTGGATGCTCGGCAACAGAATGTGCTAACCTATTAATATGTTTACTGCAACTAGGATAATAATTACTCAATAGCTTACCTAACAACTTAATATCATCATCTTGTACTGCCGAGAATAATGTAACGTCCTTGCCAAACATAAGTTCAAGCAATTCAAAAATTTTATAAAAGTTACTTGATGCCTCTTGTAATAATCCGTACGCCCGCCCAATGTAGTAATACGGACTAATGCCATCATGGGTATTTGCTTCAATCCAATTATGCATGGCCCAGGCGTTGCCTTCTATATTATGCAATACTGTGTCATCAACTTGTGGTGGTGGCAGTATTCGAGTGTATTGATCGCCTGTGCAACATACTCCGTGTATCTTAATAAAATTATACAGTGTTGCGATACCTGCTGTATTAGACGGATTTTTAACGGTATCAAGCAATGGTTGTAAATCAACAAAGTTTTCGCGGCCGACTTCGAGGATCAGGCCTTCTAACTCAGCTTGTTCTCCAGTTTCAATCCAGCGATGAAGGAAATGAATACTATGACGGTATCCAATTGCTTCGTCAGTAAAGTACATTAACGCTGATCTTAATTCTGCATTTTTATCCACGGAACCATCCATATAAACTTAAATTTGTACGCCATTCAACATCTTCATATGTCAATGGCTTGTCAGGGTGCAATTGTGTTTGCTTAATAAATGCACTTTGCTCTGCGTCAAAGTCTGGAAGTATCCAGCCTAACCCATCGCTTATATTCTTTCCAAGTGCTTTAGCAGCCTTTACTGGATCAGCATTACAATGTTGCTCAAAGAAATCTTTGAACCAATCGTAATCACGGATGTTTACAAAGTTAAAGTTATCGTACTGCAACATTTTAACAGCAAGTCTGGTGCCATATACGCTCCAAATACCGTGTTCGATATCTCGGCCAATGGTCATCCATGTTAGCAATCGTTGATAGTTTGCGGCATGCATTGTAGTTGGCCACTCGTCAAACGCAAGTAAACGGCCTTGCTCCATTGATAGCTTTACACCTTCGCGGAAGCCTACACGAAATGCTTGATAAGGGCTACCATTTGTGTGTACGTTGCTCCAGCATCCTGGCAGTTCTTTGTAGCGTTGAAAGTCCCAGCAAAAGTCTACTGCATCACGTTCTTCATCAGCAAGCTCGTGACTCTTCATATTAGACAAGTGTTCAGTACTCCACATCTTTAGGCCACCATTACCATACATAAGACCGTTTGTGACTTGACGACCACCCCAGGTGTAACTAACTTGCCCGTTCATGTTTTGGGGCAAAGACTTAGTAAAGAATTTTGGATCAACTTGATTGTCAGCATCAACTGTAATAACATAATCGCTCATTGGAAATGCGTCGGCTGCGGCTTTGTGGCAAGCGTCAAATCCTTTTACACCATGCACACGAGCAATTCTTTTATGCGGAACTACTTGTTGCAATAGGTCCCAGTGTGCCTCAGCATTTGGTTCGTCAAAACTTAAAAATACAACAGGAATATCTGCAAAGGTAGTTCTTGTATTTTGTTTCTTTGGCTTAACGTTAAACATTGACATTTTTAAATTCTCCTCGCAACCAGTCCCAGTTGTTAATTTTATCAAGCATTGTCAAATCATCGCTGTACTGTAGTCCAAACCGAGATCCGGCTTGTGCTCCTAGTACACTGTATTTTCCATTGTGCGCTTCCCAGCCCACTGTGGCCCAATGTAATCTGCGACGACTACATTCTTCAATTTCTGCCCAGTAAGAGTAAATGTTTGATTCGTGGCTATAACGGTCAGCAATCAGTACACTTTGCACTCGACGATACGTGGCACGTTTCTCTGGGGCCCAATCTATTTGCTCTGCGACATATTCTGCTAGCTTGCTTAATTCTTCATTTTTAGTTGCAACTGCTTTGCGTACACGACTTTTAATCATACTCAATGATGCAAGTTTAGCACATTCACGGAATGCACCAATCCAAGCCGATTCAGGAGTAGCATTAAATCGTGTTTCGCAACTGACTTGTTCTTTGCTAACTGTTGCGCGACCAACAGTAGTAGACAGGTCAATGCGCCATTGTTTATCTTCTAAAAATGGAGCCTGAGGGAACATTTTAATGCCGCCATATCCATACTCTAACCCGTTAACTGGGTTGCGACTAGGCCAAACCAAAACACATTCTGTTTCAGGAACTCCCCAGTGTAATGTTTTAGCGTCGGGTTCCCAATGAAATTTAAATCCGTCGAGTACCCATGCGTCTGCATCAACTACATAAAAGTTTTTAGTAGTGCTTAACTGAGCACAAGCACGATGTACTTCGTAGATGCCCTTTACGTTATCAACACGCTTTGCTGTAGGCGCAAGTTGAAGCAAGCGTTGCCAATTGGCTTCGCTGCCTTCTTCGCCCATTGAGATGAAAAAGATATCTAACATTACTCAGCGATAAACTGTTCAACATCACTTTCTTTGATATGAGGTGCTAAACGATGTGGATTAAAGAAACTTGCCTTAAAGAATCTGCTACCAGCTTCATCAAGTTCAGCAATATCCAATTTTAATTCTTGGCGTAGTAGTTTACCCAACTTTACAGTTTCAGCCATAAGTGCTGTTTTACTCCACGAGTACTTTGACACTGGACATGTTTCTTCGTTACCAGCAAACATTGGCATTACTGTTTCGCTCCAGTATTGATTGTGCCATTCAAAATCCGCTACCAATTTGTAGTCCCAGTCTCGACGTAAGTTGGTCAAATAGCAACCTAATCGAGCACCGTACATGGCCCACAATCCATTTTGCACGTCTTGGCCGGCACTCATCCAAACTAACAGTCTGCGATGATTTTTAAAGTTATTGCGGGCGGCAATTTGTCTCCAGTCCATCGGCTTGCCGTCGTGTAGTGCCAACTTAACACCTTCGCGAAAGCCTGCACGATATGCTTGATATGGAGTAGAATTGTTATACACATCAGAGTAGATGTTGTTTAACTGATGATAGTGAATGTCCCAACAAAAATCAACAGCGCCAGCGCCGCCATCAACTGCTTCGTGTGTTCGCATTTGTTCTACAACTTTTTTGGGCCAAAGTTTGACACCGCCATTGCCATATACAAGTCCGTTGATAACGTTTTTGCCGCTCCAGCTTAGTACGTCACTGCGATCAAACTTAGTTAAGTCTAGCTCCATCTCAAAGAAGTCTGGACGAACTTTGTTATCGGCGTCGATTGTAATAAAGCGTTCTGTTTCAGCTAACTTTGCAGCCGCTTTATGGCAAGCATCGCTACCATACACGCCATGACTGCGTTTGGCCCACGGGCACTTTTCTAGCAAGTCTGCATAATTCTCATCTGCATTTGGTTCATCGTAGCTGATAAACACTACGTCAAATTCTGTAATTGGGGTTTTCATTGGAGTACTCCGATATCTATGTTGTTAGCTTTATATAACAAACTTGGGACCACATGGTCTGGCCAATTTGAAATCAATTCAAACGGATGTTCTTGTCGTAGCATAAGTGCAGGTAGTTCAGCCCAGGCTACAAAGAAGTCAGGGTCAGGTTGGGATAATACTGCTACTGACAAATTACCAGTTATCTGATCAATTGCACAGCCCCTTGTGTAATGACTTTGTACCCACAGTGAACCATTCTTAGAATATACGCTAAGATGCTTTCCGGGACCTGTCCTACTAAGAATTGTACGTTCGTCAATGATTTCAGAGAACTCGGAGTGCTGTTGGGCTCGTACAAAGTTAAAGCTATCTGCGACTGGTTGCATATTGATGCGAACTTCTTGTCCATGATACAATATTTTTTGTATAATGGCATGATCCATAAATGCCCATAGGCGCTTTTCCCAAAATCCACGTTCAATAACTTCAGCTAAGTTAATTGAATCATATCCAAATAGGTTGTGCGGATCTTGTGCATCGCTAATAAAAAACGGAATACTATCAGACATTGTGTTTCTATCTAAGCCATCTTTTACTCTTGTGGTCCAGGCTCGACTTGCTTCAAATCGAATGTGCCCAGTGTCTGCAAAAAGTGTCGCACGTAACGAAGCTGGTGCGTAGCTTTCTGATTCTGCCGCAGATAACCATCCACGGTACACTTGTTTCTTTTTATACTCAAGCGGACGTCTTATGTCTACTAAGTCAAGTACGCCAAGATTCTCATTGAGGGATACTCTGTAATCGTTTTGATTGCTTTCACCTGCAAGAATTTTCTTAACACGGGCATAGTTAACTATAAGCACACCAGCAACTTGACGATCACCAGGCTCAATTGATTTTATCTTGCCTGTGTGCTCGTCGTAATTGACGCACCAAAACTCTGCTCGTTTCTTTTCTCGTCGGCGTACTTCAAACTTTAACTCTGCCATGATTACCAATATTCCAATGGCTTAGTGCTACCAGCTAACCAAACTGGATGTAGCTGTGAATGATTTTCAAGTTTAAAATTTCCGTTAGCAGGATAGAAAGCAATCCAATCATGCCACATATGACTTGCATACATAACCGGAGCAAGCTCTAAGTCTCGCACAGACAAATCAACAATTTTAAACCATTCAGGAGTTTCCCATAATCCGGTTGAGGCTACTACAGCAAGCAAATGCTCAATGCGTACTTGATCAGGTTCTGGTACATAGTTAGGCCAGTATAGTGTGCTATCTAAATCAGGTACGATCTCAAAACTCTTTTTAGCTAACTCAGGATCGCCAATGACCATTAAATAGGGCCAAGCTGTAATATCATTTTTCTCAATTGCGGCACGTGCATTTATCTTGTGTGGCTGGATTGGGACTCCGCGATGATCTGTACCTGTTCCGGGCATGAGATTTATTTTCTTTGCGGCAGCTAGTTCAGCAACTGCTACAGTTGATTGACGTGTGCATGTTCCAGCTAGACAAATAATGTCTCCGGCTTTTAAGTCAAGAGTAGCAAGTTGCTTAATCTGACTATATGGATCTTTTTCTACATTGACAATGTTAATTTCAACAGAGGCATTGACAAACTTTGCATCCATTGATGTAATTTTAGCATGGTCATCGTAATCCTGTGGCGTAATAATGTGTAGTGTCATGCTAGTTCTTCCATGATCTTTTCGTAGTTACGAAGAATACTTTTCTTATTCATCATGTGAACATCTTCCCCGCGAACTTCAACTACAATATTTTTCCATTCTTCAGGCAAGTTGCTTAACATTACCCAATGGTTAGGACCCTTAACTTCTACAATGTCATCACGCTGGTCTTGGTAGCGCATATAATTTGGAATCTCTCCAATGAAGCCACCATCTTGCCAGCCGTTGACCATGTGCGCGGCTATACTAGCAGAGTAGTCAGTACGGTACAATGTACCTGGAAACTTGTATAAGAAGCGATAGTATTCCCAGTTCTTTTTAACTGCGGTCCATACATTAAAGAAGTGTTCTGCTTCTTCGCTCTTACGCCAATAAACTACAGTACTCCACCACATGCGAATACCAGCATAGTGCAACCAGCGTTCTGTAGTATATGGCTCTTGCATTTGCAAGTTACGAGCATCTCTATACATTGCAACATCATACTGGCTACCAAATAGTTTTGACAAGTTGTCATTGCCACATAGGTAATCAGTGTCAATTAAAATAGTTTCATCAAATGGACTTAGATTGTAAATGTCGTGCTTGTTTGTGTTTGTAAATTGTGCGTTGAAGCTGTGATATGCACCGTCGTGATGTAAGCGCATATTACGTTCGTATTCGGGATTGGTTAGGATAATGTCGTCCCAGGCAGCATTCATAATTGCTTGGCCGTGTGTATTTTTACATTGCTCCAAACTTGCTTGATTGGTTACGAGCACAACTGGGATATCAGGCATGTACTTTTTACATGCATACGCCGCAACAAGGGCCAACTGAGTGTAGTCCAACTGTTCGTTGTTGTAAGCGAACATCATAAAGCCCTTGGTGCTCATATTACAGCCCTACAATTTTAGCAGTACTACGTGCTGACTTTAATTTTTGTAATTCTTGTTGCTTTAGCTCCATGGCAGCATCATACGCTGTTAGCAACTCTGTCAGGAACTCATTTGGATTTTCAATATGGATAACGTTGCCGCTGTTATCTTCAACCAACAACTTGTCTGATCGCATGGCTCTAAGTCCAACAAACGTAATCAATGTTTGGGTTGATTTGAAAATTGCATTTTGGTAAGACACGATCAAAGCCGCATTTACTCGTGCTTCGATATTTTGACGCTGAACTTGTAGCGTTAGTCTATAGTTGGCAAAGGCCAATGCATCATTTAGGCGTGTATCCATTTGGTTCCAGAATTATTATGTACGTTGTTATTTACCAACGTACAAATCCTGGTTTAACCAATTAGATTTCTTGCCAAGGTGTGGTTACTGAAATAATAGGGGTTGGAAGGTCCAACGTTACCCCATTTTCTGTTACTGTTGATGGCTGAGAAACTGACACAGCCATTGTAATTGTACCTGTTACTTTAGTACCTAAACCAGCGTGGTCAAGTAAAGTGCGTAGGCGCAAACGGTTGTTTTCAATGTTGCCATAGATCTTTACTCTGCTTGAAGCGTAGCCACCATAACCACCATAGCCTCCATAGCCACCATAGCCTCCATAGCCACCATAGCCTCCATAGCCACCATAGCCTCCATAGCCACCATAGCCTCCATAGCCACCATAGCCTCCATAGCCACCATAGCCTCCATAGCCACCATACTCGCCACCGCCGCCTGATGGACTGGTGTATAGTAGTTGCTCGCCTAGAACTAGTTCAGCAAATCCAACATCCTGGCTGATACCACGGTTGTTCAAGCTAGACATTGTTTCAACGTTTAGTCTTAGCGTGCCTTGGTCTGTAA